TTGAGGGTGAAGCGAGTAGCTGAGCCGACCTCACCGAGCGCCGATAGATCACCTGACTCAAGGTAGGCTGAGCGTTGCTCTGATGTAGCGTTCACCTCAGGATCACAGGTGACGACCACCTCCTGAGTCTGCTCTGATGACGTGAGAAATGAGAGAGCCATATTAGATGCCTAGTCCGATCCTGAATGGTGAGTTGGCGGCGTCGGTCTCTACCACATCACCACCGAAGCGCGACTGTTGATAGGTCAGCTGTTGCCTCACGATGTCGTTACCTGACACGTCATAAGCGTTGGGGTCAACGGTGAGCTGAGCAGCTGGGAGCATGATGGCACAGCCGAGGCCATCACCCTGTGGACCAGTGCCAACGAGGATCTGACGCACAGTCCGATTAAAGAAGTCGTCTTTGATCGTCGTGTTAACCGTCGAGAGGGTGAGGCTGAGCTCAACCACAACGTCACTGATCTCCATGTCACTCATAGCTAGGATGCTGTTTGAGTGACCCATAGGTGTCAGGGTGTTAGTGAGCGTTAAGCTGAAGTCCTCAGCGTCGAGCGCCAAGCGTCCAAGGGTGTCACCCGTTGTAGCGTTGGTGAGTGAGGTGGGTGAGGTCGATGACGCCACGACATAAGCACCTCGGAAGAACGCAGGAGCTCCGCTGTTGTAAGTCGGCTCAATCGGCCCGACTGCGTTGGCGTGATCATCTTGGATGAGTGCCGCCTGATAGGTGAGCTCAGCCATGAGGCGGCCATTGTCGAGAGTGATATTCATGGACTCTAACACGCAACCATATGCAAATGATCGGAAGTTCACGCCATCGATTCGGAAGCTGAGAGAGTGCTCTCGCTCGCCTGTCGCGGTGCGCCCTGGGATGTACCACGTCTGGAGACCTCTCACTGAGCTGTAGGAGCTCGCAGAGAAAGCTGGTGAAATGGTGACATCTGATGAGGCGTCAGCGTTGTCAGTAATAGCGCTGTACTCGGCGCGACCATTGAGAGAAGTAGAGATCAGTGTCCCGACATCGGCCTCAGCAGGCTCAGAGCCTCCAGTGGGTGTATATGTGTTCACGTCCACCGCTGTCACTGATGAGTCAGTCAGCACTGATGGAATCTTAGTTTTGAGTCCAGCGCCGAGTAGATACCCGAGGTAGTTAGCCGCGTATGTATCGGCAGAGCTGCCAACGGTCGTCAGATCGACTCGGCACACAACCTGACCAGTACGACGACGTACGCGGTTAGATCCTGACCACACTGTGTCAGGCTCAGGGGGTAGCATGTAGTTACCGTCGCGAGCGTCGTTGCGTTCAGAGACGACAGGCTCACCAGGGATGATGATGGGGTCACGCTCGCAAGGGATCGAGACGTAAGAGAGGGTGTTGTCAGGTAAACCAGTCGAGGGAACGATAGACCCAAATGTGGTCTCCACAACCACCGACAGAGAGCGATGTGTCACCGCCATGTTATGCCTCCAAATACAAGAGAGTAAAGGGTATGGTCAGGATGTATACACCCTGCTCACCGAGGTTGAGGGGCTCAAATGATGGGGGCTCAGGTATTACTGAGACGATCCCTGTTGTTGAGAGGGAGTAGTCAGGCCCCTTAAGGGTGACTAGCAGCTGCTCAGCATCCTCAGCCATGAGCCTGAAGAGGTAGGTCACATCATGGGGGATGTCATATCTAACTCTGAGATTGATGAGCGCTCGACGCCGACCGCTTAAACCTGCTGCGCCATCGTCGCTAGGCATCTCGGCCACATCTAACTGGAAGTAGCGCGTTGAGTTGTAGCGCTCCTCTAGGGGTACTACTGAGCCATTGGCGCGAGCGTGAGCAACAAAGCCATGATGAAGATCGCTCTTAGGTGTGGTGGCCTCTAGCTGATCCTCTAGATATGTGAGCGCGCTGAAGATGCCTTGACTCATCTGATCTTCTTTCTGATCTCGATCTCAACAGCCTTGACCAAGATGTCTACGTCTTTGTCAGACAGCCCTAAGAACTCTCTAGACTGATTCACGATGTAGCCATATTGAGCCTTGTCTGTGAGGCCGATAACGAACTGATTAACGGTCGAGCTCTTAACCACGAGGTTATTAATCATGTTACCTGAGAGGACTAGATCAACCTCAGCGCTATCACCCCCGCCACCTCTGCGCCTGCTCTCCTGCTTATATTGCTTATAGCCGCCCTTGTAATAAACGCTGTCACCCGTCCTAGACTCCTCACCCCCTTTAGGAGCGAGACGAGCGCCACGCTTAGCCACATACAAAGGCTTAGTAGAGTAACCATCAAAAGCCTTACCATCGGCGTCTTTGCCCTGAGATGTTCGTAGCTTGATAGAGGCTAGGGTGTTAGCCGCCAAGCCTGCTGTATCTCTAGCAGTCCACAAAGACTGAGGTAGGTTAAGGTTTACTCGTGCGCTCATTAGTGCTTCATCCCTCGCACTGGAGTAAAGAAGCTGTCTGACTCGCTCTTATTGTATGAGCGCCATGATGCTCTAAAGTCGGTGCTACTCCCACCCGAGCGCCTGAGGTTCTCCTCACCCTCATCAACTACCCCATCACCATCTAGATCTAGGGTGATCGATCTCAAGGCCACGTCGAGGAGCTCTTTACAGCGCTCTCTCATTTGGGTGGCGGCGTCGAACTGCATATTCATCTCATAGACGCTAGCTGCTGCGCAGTAAGCATGAGCGGCCTTGAAGCTCTGTTGATTAAATACCTCATCCTCAGTCACACCATCAGCGATCACATGATCTCGGATGACTAAGATGATCTCATCGAGCGCGGCGCTGATCTGCGGTTCAAAGTCGCTTTGACGACGTGGCACCATGTCAGCGAGATTGGCGAATCGACCCACGAGCTCATCATGGTCTAGGCCAGTGTCGAACGGTCGAGCGCAGACCTTCAACAGACCAGTCTCAACATGCTGACCGCCTACATTATCTTCATATGAGATCGTGTAAGGGAAGACGCCAGCGGTTGCCGTTTTAACTGCGCTGATGTCTACGTAGCTCATTGAGAAGTTAAGAGTGGCGTTGCTAGTGAGGTCGAGCTCTCTAGGTAGAGGCTCGGCCAAGACTGCTGTAGTGCCACCGATCCGCGAGACCTTAACGGCGTAATAAGTATCACGAGTGGTCTTAAGGAACGCCTTGACCTCATCGCGCTGCAGTTGGGTCGCAACGCTCGCGCTTAGAGTGAGTGTGCGCCGATCGTTGGCCACAGCTGTCACAGTCACATCAGCTCTAGACTGAGTGAATAGCTCATCAGTGAGAGGAGCGCTAAAGCCTACCGTGAGTGTTGGTGAGCCTGAGTAGGGTTGTGGTGGGTCCCACACAAAGTGATGGACTTGGCCCTTAACTGCTTTTCTCATCCCTTGGCTCCTCTATTAGCTTTGCTGATGTCGCTTGCCTTGGCTGGCGTTAAGCCTGCCGCCTCAATGAAGCTCTCAGTAACAGGGCTCCATGAATGCCGACAGTTATAACCACCACAAGCAATCTTAACGGGCTTACCTTGATTATTGTCTAGCTTGCCCATCTGCTTCTCATCGACCACTAGGTTGATCAATGCTTTACAAAAAGGTCTAGTGATTCCATCCCTAGGGCCTGTGTAGAGATAGTGATCAAGGCCAGCGTCTGCAGCTGCCACGGCTGTGATGGATCGACCATACTCTGAGATTTGAGTCTTGATCTCAGTAAGCTGTCTACCTTCCGAGCGATCTAGCTGAGTCTCTAAGTCGCTCTTGATGATCTCGGTAGGTATAGCCAAGGTCATAGACCTCAGTGAGTTGCGTATTGCCTTCTTGAAGTCTGGGACGATCACATCATCAAAGACCGCTGTGGCCGCTTGTTGTTGGACTAGATCGAGTTGAGGCATAGCCTGAGGAGATAGGTCAACGCCCATAACCTCAAGAGATGTCTCAACGCTCGATCTAATGCGTGAGGTCGATTCGATGAAGTCATCAACCGCTAGACCTAGACCACCCCTGAGAATGAAGTCTAGTAGTTGATCATCATCAAACGACAAGAGCAACTGTGGATCATTACTGACTGACGCCATTGTAACTAAGTCCACTAGCTCCTTACGCGCCTTTCTCAGAGCGATGCCGAAGCTACGCTCAGCCTCGACCTCTGCTCTGAGTTGGTCGCGTCGTGCTCTGATGAGTGAGGCCACTGGACCGCGCTCGCCTTTGACCTGCCTAGACAGATCATCAATAGCGAGCTTGTCGGCATCTTCGGAGAGATGGATGTGGCCTGACTCGATCATTCAGCGAGCTCTCAGTTTACGACGCTCGTGATGATACGTCCGAGAGTGCCGTCAATCGCCTTAAACTGGTGGACCTCTTCAGCGTAGACGTAACGCCTAGTCTTGTCGAGGCTGTCATATTGACCAGCGATCATGCCACCGAACTCAAGGTTGAGCGCACCAACAGGCATGCCCTTAACGTTGCCACTCTTCTGGACGATTGAGTCACTGCCGCGGAGAATACCCATGAAGAGAGCGTCCTGAGTCCAGATGAAGCCCTCGTCAGAGGTTGCACCAGGAACCGCAGTATCTTGACGAGCTGCACCAACGTAGATGTTGGGGATGCCAAGCACGTCACGAAGGATCTGGATGACAGACTGGTTGTTGAGGATGCGTGAGCCTGCAGCCACACCGACGGTAGACGCGCCACCAACCTCAAGATAACCACGAACCTCAGGATTTTTGGCAAGTGTACGAAATACCTTATGACCAAGAACGAGAGTGTCTGGGGCGATACCATGAGCCGCCTCAAAGACAGTATTCTTAAGGTCGTAGAGATCGCTGAGCGGAGTAGAGCCGACATCATCGAACTCACCACCGAACTCAGTAGCGGCATCGCTGTTGTTGAAGTTAGCAGTACCGAAGAGCAACTCTGCGGCGCGCTTCTCCTTAGCGAGTTTCATCACGCGACTCACCTTCTTTGCGATGCGTGCTTCTTCGCTCCCTGGGTACTGAGAGTCGAAAATATCCTCCATAGCGATGCTGTCTTGTGCAGCGTAGATCTTCGCCTTGAAGGTCTGTGAGCTACGGTCGAAGCCACCGATGGTAGCGCGTGAAGCACCAGGAGCGCGCTCAAGGTCGAGGCCTGCGCCTGCGCCCATAAAGTTGCGCGTCTCCTCGAGGAGGATCGTGCCTGAGCGCTCAGGTACCTTGATGGTCTCAAAGACCTCATCCGCGATGAGCTGAGAATCAGATGGGACCGCCTCGACGACGAGGTTAGTTAGGATCTGATCGACTGGATGTAGATTACTATATGAGCTAGCCATGAGTTACTCCTTAAGCCTCGTAGTTGCTCGGACCTGTGAACACGACCTTGATCTGATCGCCATCTGCAGGAGAGTGATGGTTGATGTTAGG